TTGCTGCAGATTGATCGGGTAGCAAAGATTTAAAAATCCTACTGTTTTTATCTGTAATAGGTTGTGGGAACAACCAAAACGGATCTCCCTTAATCGAGAGTTTAATGTGTTGAAATGAGCTGTCAAGTCCACTATGTAATGCCACAGAAAACATACTAGATAATTTCTGTAATCCGGAGTTACTATTAGATTCTACACCAAGGCCAACTTGTCTGTCAAGTGATGTCTCCATTCGGGCAATCGGCCGAAGTTTGCCGCTTGCGTACTTTGCAAAATCCGATAGTGCTAGTTTAGCCTCGGCAGAACCGACATCGACATTCGATATAAAGTTTAACTGCTGGTTTGTAATTTTTTCTGTTACCGGCCTAGCCAGGTTAGTTGCCTTTGCTTTCTCTCTGTTTAGACTACCGTCAATAGTAATGCCGCCGGCAGCTCTTACATCGTCAAAAAATGCAGCCCGATCCGCCGGTTTTGCTTTTCCAAGTAATGTAATATATTTTGATTTGGTATCAGCAGAAATGTTGGAATTAGTGATTGCAGTTTTTGCATCAGCAAGTGCCGATTCTGCACCGGCTGTATTAACTGTTTTTGCATTATTTTGCAAAGAAATTGCCTTACCGATGATATCGGTTAGTTTAGCCTCTTCGGCACTGTGTTTATGGTTTACTACACCCTTGTCTATCATTGATATGTTGTTGTATATACCGCCATATCGGGATTGTGCAACTGCAAACGCATTATTAATGGTTAAGTCAAAATTTAATATTTGATCATTTAATCCAGTAAATATGTAATTATACTTCTTCTTTAATATCTTTTTATTAATGTAAGTAAGTAGTCGTTTTCTTTCTGCTGCCAAAGTTAGAGGAGGTGCCGCCGATTGAGATGCGTTATTATCGAGTACTCCGATGTCATATTCTATTACATAAATTGTAAATTCGTTAGCTAAAGTCTGGCGGCGTACATCAAAACTTAAGGGTCTTGTCTCGGTGATAATTCTCCAAAACTTTTTCATCTGCGAGACCTGTGCAAGCATGGGCTTTCCGTCGGCACCGGGTGTTGCAGCACCTAACATACTTTCCTGGTATTTGTCGGTCTGTGAAAGTAACGTATCGATAATTTTATCTATTGACGTTCCTTTAAGAAATGTTGCATCTTTATTACCCAACTCATTATAGTTGTCTGCACGAACCGGATTTGTATTCTTGTTTATTTGTGTGATTAATGCCTTGCCTAATTTCGGATCTGTAATTATCCTATAAGAGTCAGGGATACTAGAATTACTTAATAATCTTAGTAGTTGATCTGCATTAAGCTTTTCTTCCAATTCGGTCATTGCATCTTTGAATGTTTTAAGATTGTTAAGAGTAACCGCGTGTAACAGAGCAAAATTTGCGTTAGATTGCGCAAACTCGTTATACAATGTTGCAACGAACTCATATCTGGTACCAACATGGGTTACGTTAGCCTTTATTGCTGAGATTTTAAGTGCCCATACCCACACCAGGCTAGATAAGTTACCCGGGGAACCATCGTCTGGCGCGCTGTCTTCTGGGTTTCGGCCTTTAAACGTCAATTGGAGGTAAACTGGCATAGTAGCCCAGTTTCCGATACCAAGGGCAACCGACTGGTAAAACATTTTATCAATCAGCCCGGCGCCAGAAGGTTCGACAATTTCAAATTTTACGTTTGTCATGACGCCGGTTCCACTCTCTATCGAGGGAGTTGCTACACCGCGAATTTCAACGTTGTCGATTGTTAAATCAGTGACTCCGGATTCTGCAATAATTGTCTGTTTGTTTAAATTAAATACCTGGCCGGTGCTGGCAGTTTCGGGATCTACCATAAAAAATTTCCAATGATATGTCACTGCATCATAATTGTCTAGGACGTTTGATTGGAACACGGTTTTAAGATCGATGTTATCAAAATTATCCCCGTCTGAATTGCCATTATTTGTGACAATATTATCGGGCTGATGTGAGAAGCTATTGTCAGATACTCTTGGTCTAGTCTCGGACCCCCATGACGTTGTGCCCGGACTAGGTAGCGTATTTTTATTGATATATGGTTGTTTAGCTCTGCCTTCTGAGCCCCATGATGCCGGGGTATTATTTTGTAAAATTGCAGCCTTTGCTGGCGGGCACATAAATGATTTATCAGCCATTATTGTTTTAATATGTTTACTGGCACATAAATTTCGAGTCCTGAAACAAAATCCTGTATTGGGTCAATGATTAGATCTGGGTTTCTAACTGCAAAAACCCACCAGAGTCGAGGTGTGCCATATTCTTGTTGACTTAGTAAATCCGGTCGTTGATCAAACGCCGGCGGTATTATTAAGATATTATCAAAGTCGCTTTTAGGCACTGCCCTCGGTACCCATAAATCAAGATACCAGTCTTGAATTGGGGTCGATAAGTACTGACTTGTGTCTTTGGAATTCTGTGCCATTAAATGTATCCTCTACCTACAAGTTTTCCACTTCTAAACTCGTCAAGGTTAAACTCGTCTCTCAATTTTATTGGAATATATTGGGTGTCTAATTCTAGCGAAATTACAAGATGAGTAGGAACGTATGACCATCCATCTTTGTTGCCTGCTGGTAACTGCACCGTAGGACCTGCAATAGAATAACCGGCTGTATTCACTGCTACATAATCTATAGTTGGGTCATAAGTAAAATCGAAAGTTTTAGGTAGAACAGGGACTCGATTATATTGAAATTCACCCAAATAATCGAAAAGTAGCACGGGCGGAGGAGTACCTGCTTTCTGGTACGGGTTTATCCCAAAATAAGATTTCGTTACGGACCTAAAGAAATGTATGACTGCTAATAAATACAATGCTTCATCTGTAGTTTGAGCTGTAAATTCAGCTGTGATACTTAGTGGCTTTGTATACGACCTGATATACGCATTATACCCGTAGTTGGTGTGAATGAAGCCGGTGTTATCATATTCTGCTACGTTACCGGATGTGACAGATGGGGTATACGGGAACAGGACGCCGTTTGTCGCGTGTAGGGGATTTAAAATGTTGCTTGGATCAGCAGGACCTAGGACATTTATGTCATTTCTTTTTTTTGGTTGTAATCGTGCACGATAATCCTGTTGCGGCATATAATATTCTCCTGTCCTTCTTATTTATCATGGTTATAAACCACTATGTTAATTATGAAACTCTTGACTTTATAGAGTATCGGTGCTATACTTAATGAAAATCTTTTGGAGAACAGTTTTATGAATGAAATAACAGACAGCAACGGTGAAGAACTAGACAGTAATGCAACAATATCAATCGCGCCTGTAAAAAAAGTTAACTATCTTAACAACAAGGATATGTTAAAGGAAATACATAAAAGTAAGAACTCCTTTAGCGAATATACTGATGAAAAATACAGTGACTACGATGTTATCGTGGATAATCTGCAGGAAATTTTCCTATCCGAGGTACAAGAAAAAGGAAAAATTGCAAGAGCAGCTAGATTTGGTGCCCGCGCCTTTGAAGTTGCGGTGGTCGAAAATACTTCATCTGTTCGACCAAAACTCTCCGAGCATAAAGTTAAGCCTGACACTATCCCTGTTGAAGATCTTGTATATCGTGTACTTACATTTGAACACATCCCGCTGGCACCGGGCAGAAAAAAGAATCCAAAGACCGTAGCCGATAATTATACAAAACTTAACTTTTTTCCATTTAAACATTATATCATTATCGACGGCGTTGAAAAAGAAGTCGGCCAGTCTCACACAGTTCACGGAAAATTCAATATTGACCGTGGATCAATAACAAATAAACTTGCAAAAATGTTTATCTTAATGGTTAATAAATATGGCCAGCGCGGCAACTGGCGCGGATACACATATATCGACGAAATGAAGGGCCAGTCCCTTTTACAATTATCGCAGATGGGCTTACAATTCGACGAGTCAAAGAGTGATAATCCATTTTCGTATTACACGCAGTCATTACAGAACAGCTTTACTCGTGTATTTAACTTAGAAAAGAAAAATCAGGATCTCCGGGACGATTTGTTAATTGCCGGAGGCTCAAGTCCTAGCTTTTCTAGGCAGTTGGCGCTCGAAGGCGAAATTAGGCGTCTAAGAGAAGATGCACAGGAGTCTGCTAAAGATGACAACGAATAATCTATTCGATAAGATTGTAGTTTTTACTGATATACATTTTGGGCTAAGACATAATTCGAGGGAACACAATCAAGATTGTGTTGATTTCATTGACTGGTTAATTGCTGAAGCAAAAAGCAAAGGTGCAGACAAATGTATATTCATGGGTGACTGGCATCATCATAGGTCAAATATCAACATACTGACACTTGATTATACCATGCAGGCGCTGAGAAAGCTTAATGCTGCATTTACAAAAACATATGTCATGGTCGGCAATCACGACCTCTTCTATCGCGAAAAAAGAGAAATTCACTCAATGGTTGTCGGTAGCGAATTTCCAAATATTGTTTTAATTGATGAGCCGGTAGTCGAAGGCGATGTTGCGTTAATTCCCTGGTTAGTAGAGGATGAGTGGAAAACTATCACAAACATTAAATCAAAATATTTGTTTGGGCATCTAGAACTCCCCGGATTTAAAATGAATGCAATGGTCGAAATGCCAGATCACGGTAACTTAAATTCCGGACACTTTGAACATCAAGACTATGTTTTTTCTGGACATTTCCATAAGAGACAAACAAAAGGAAAGATTAATTACATCGGTAACCCGTTTGGCCACAACTATTCTGATGTGTGGGACTTTGAGCGTGGCGGGATATTCCTCGAATGGGGTAAAGAACCGGAATTCTTAGATTACGAAAACGGTCCACGATTTATTAGTATTAACTTATCTGCATTACTGACTAATCC